TTTCTCCATCAATAAATTTTTTGGTTTAAAAGTATTAAAAAATATTTTAATATCAGAAAGTTGTCGTTCATCAAGAGGTACATCAATTTTAATTCTTGTTTCAGAGTGACGCATTTCTTTCTTAATACGTTCCTTATCCATAGCAATCATCATCAATAAATTTTGTAATTTATATTCATTGTAATAATACAAATGTAAATCCACATATTTAATATCCTCTGTATCTGTATCTATTATAACATAGCCGTAATCTTGACGATTCTTGCCGTGCCAAGTATGAGGATAAGGTGAACCGATATAATGGAGTCTGCCTTGGCGTGAACGTTGATGAATGTGTCCTGAAAAAATATAAGCACTTGTATTGTCATTTTCTAGCCCTTCTTTAGTCTTATAATGCTCGCTCATTTCAGCACCCTTAAATTCAAAATGCCCAAAAATCCATTTATAATTTTTGGATATCTCTTTATATTTTTTTTCGTCTTCTGGAGATTGCATCCAGCCAACATGAAGAAATTCATTGTCCTTCATAAAATCTTCAACAAAAGTAATGTTCTTAAATAAACCAGCAAAGATACGATAATAATTAGCGTCTCTGCTTAAATTATAATATTCGTCATGATTTCCAATAATCATAATAATCGGGATATTTAAAGAATTCAGTTTATCAAGCATCTGTCTAGCAACACCCATTGTTTTAGGTGTTGACTCGCTTCGGGAGTGGAATAAATCTCCAAGAAATATTACTTTCTCAATTTTGTGATTATACACACTCTCACAAATAGAATCTATTACTTTTTTATCAAGGTCGAGAAAATCAGAATTGCTTCGATTTTTTCCTAAATGCAAGTCAGCGAAAACCAGAAGTTTCATTCTTCATCCTCTTTCATCCACTTCTTTTGTGTCCAATTGTATGAACAGCTCCAATATCCAAACCAAGCATAAAAATAAAGTTCTCCATCATATTTCATCCAACCTATCAGGGGGAACCAAAATTTTTTATGTTTCATTCAGGATAACTTTTCCCTTTTGGAAAAAAGGCATCTGGAAATTGTGTCGGTTCCGCGGGTGCTTTTTTATCAATTTCAACAGCGGCAACAAAATCGTTGTCGAGAGTACATGCCTCGACAGCCCTTTCCTTCGTTGAAAAAATCCCCATCAATTCCCAATGAAAATTGGTGTAAGTTCTACCTGCCACCCAAACAATTTTTTGTATTTTTTCCATCCTATTTCCTCTGATTGATGTCGTTTAAAATTTCTTCCTTTAATTGCTCTGTGACCGCTTCTTTAATAGCGACATTGCGTTTTTCTTTTTTAATATATTCGATATATTTAAACTGAATAATTACGGAAAGGTAGCAAAAAGGATTTAATTTGTCTTTTGAAAAGCCAGGCAAACCTTTATTGATAGCATGCCATGCGCCTTCTTGAACCATGTCCTCTTTAAAAGGGTAAGCGTAAAAATTTCGTGAATTGGCAATCTTCCTCGCTATTAAATAAACCAATTCCGTCATTTTATTCGTGACCTTACCAGTATCCCAATAAATTTTGTACTCGTCTAATATTTGTTTGTTTGTAACATAAGGAGTGCGTTTCATAATAAATCTAATTCCTTAACTTGGTAAGCACCTTGAGCAGATCCTGATTTCTTTTTCTTGTGTATTAATTCATCCAATTTCGTTTTCTCCTGTTCTGTCGTATCAACAATGCGCAGGTTGTCTTTTAATTTCAAATAAATGCGCTTATTCGTTTTCTTACTGTCTCTTGTTTTTTCAAAATTGATTATAAAAAATTTATCCTCATCATCGATAATCACTTCGACCATATTTATGAGCGTATCAAGAATTTGTGGAATTGCTAACGATTCAGAAACCATTTCTGATCCCTGTTTATTTTTTCCGTAACTTTCACTCTTAACCTGAAGCGCAGTGAAGACTAAACATTTTTCATCTTTAGCTACTGCTTGCAGTTCCTCAGCGATGTCCTTTCCACGCATGTACATATTATCATCTTTGCGTGATTTATTCGGTTTCATTAAAGTAAGATAGTCAACAAGAATAACATCAATCCCTATATTTTTCAATCGGTATGTTTCTAATAATGCTCTGATTTGAAAACACGATAAACTTCTTGGGGAATAACTACGTATGAATAATTTTCCGTGTTTTGGAAATTCTTTCTTAACATCATTCATACGTTGGTCAACTAAATCCATGTTCTTGAAATATTCATCCTCATGAAATCCCAAGTTGATACGGTCAATTCGTTTTGAAATATCGAAGGCATCCATTTCTAAAGAAAGGTACAAAACATTATGCCCCGATTGAGAAATATTGACTGCTAAATTGTTTAAAAATAATGACTTACCTACACCCAGCTGAGCAGAGACAGCTACAACTGTTTTTCGTTTTAATCTGAGCACATCGTCAAGGTCGGCATTGAACCCTGTGTTAAAATGAGATATTTGCAATTCTTGCAAAACTTTCATTCTGTTCAGCAAATCGCCATCGTAATAATCGATGCCCAAATCCTGCAATTCGTCCTCAATTTCCAAAGACTTTACAATGTCATTCCTAATTGCTGATTCGTCCACCTTACCAGACTTATTCACTTCATCTACAATTTTCTTGATTGCTGATTGTAGTTTCTTCTTTCTCAACAAATCAAGAAATTGGTCGCGGACAAAACTTTCCGTGAACTCGGAGAGATCGAGGCTGAAGACAGCCTCTATCTTCTCCACGAGTTTCGTTCTTATTTTTTCGTACTTGTTTTTGGTTGTGACCTCTAACTGTACGTCTTTCTTTGTCGGTATCTTATGACCTTGAACCCAAAATCCTCTTAATAAAGCATAAAGAATCCTCTCTTCACTTGTATCGAAATATTCCGATTTCCAATTCGACAAGAACAGCTGGCGGAAATCGCTGAACTGTAAAAATGTTTTAAGGAATACCTCAGAGTAATTTTCGATGCTAATCATTATTAAGCTGTGAACGATGAGTAGGTGTAATTTTTAGTTTTTTCCTTCAAAATAAGTAGCAACTTTTTCATAAGCACCTCGTCCTTCATTATCACTTCGGGGCGATAACTCTTATCGTCACCATCAATATTATACCATGCTCCCTTTTTCTTGACAACACCAAATTCTTCCAACAAATCCATCAACCCATCATTCGGGTCAATACCCTTTGTGAAATTAATTTCGAATTCGGTTATGCGACCCTCAATGAACTCACGATTCTTTTTGGACTTCATCTTTACTCTTGCAAACACGCCGTCTTCACCCTTCAACTTGGTAAGGAACAAAACAATTTGACCCAAATACCACGCTGCCATGCCGCCGCCCATCTCCTTCTTCGGAATGAATCCTGGCGCAATGTAAACGTGATTGATACAGAAGAAACAACTTTCTGTTGCTGCGAGACGATGAATCATCTGTTTGAAAGCTGTACGAATATTTTTTGCTCTCAATCCCATATCCATCGTCATCTTTTCAGCATCAGCATCAGTCATTTCCTTTGCTCCTGACAATGCGCCTAACGAATCAAGTACGATGAACAACTTTAATCCTTTTTCTTTTGCACGATTAAGTGCCTTGATAACAAGCATTTGGAATTCTTCTACCGTATCAGGTTCCCTGTAAATCACCTGTTCAACATCCAACCCTTGCCGGGAAAGGAATCTCTTATCGGTAGCGTGTTCTGAATCCAACCATACTACAATGTATCCTTGCTTTTGAGCATGCGCCGAAATACGCGCTCCTAAAAATGATTTACCCGATTGCTGCTCTCCTGCCACTACAATCATTTTTCCTACAGGAATTCCTTTATCAACATCGCCAGACAAAAGAAAGTTTAAAGATTTGATACCTGTTGAAATCCAAGATTTAGTTTCCACACTTTCAGCAGGTTCGGCCTCAAGAAGTTTCATCAAATCACCCACGGCCTCTTTCATCTTACCGTTTGATTTTTCTTCTACCTTTTTTAATTTATCAGTGCCATTTCCGTTTTTCATAATATTCTCCTTAATAAAAATGCCCGTTTTTTCGAGAAACGAGCCAAAAACTCAAGCTGATTAGTCTTGCTATCTAGTAGCGGGTTCAGCTAATAAAACCCAAGCCGCTGTTTCGTTTTCCCTGACAATGGCTAGCCAAAGTCAGCAGGCCAGTGGCCATTACCCGAATTTGTTTTACAGTTTGCCTAGTTCATCATCGATATCGCCGAGATCGTCCAAATTGTCCAATTCTTCTGTTTCTTTTGTATCTACTTTGTCTAGATCATCCACAATATCAATTTCATCTTCTTCATGTTCGACCACAGGTTTCTTCTCTACCTTTTTTTCAACCTTTGGGGTTGGCGAAGACTTAATAGCAACAGACCCCTCTGGCCACAAAAATGCGAACTTCTGTCTTAGCTCGTCCACACTCTCTTCCTTGATAATATCGTCAATATTGATTAACTTATCCTGAATCTCCTTCCAGCTCTTCACGATCCCTTCCTTCTTGAAAACAAAACGAGATGATGAATAATCTGGGTAGTTCGCGTTATCACCTGCCTGTTTACGATTGATTTCAAAATTGAAACCGTTGACCGCATCAAAGATTGCCGGCCCCAGATCATCGGCATTGTAACTTTCGAGAATAAGATCGAACAACTTCTTACCTACCGAAATAAGTTTGATTGTGCCATTGTTTTCTGCCTTTTCCGGGTCATTTACGATGAAACAGTTAAACAAATAACGCGGGGTTGCACGGACAAGATATCCGGTATCCTTATGCTCCTTGTTTTCTTCGTTCCACATTGACCATGACTGTTTACAAATTGGGCAGTCCTTTTGCCCAAAAGTTTTCCTACAAGTTGAGAACAGTTTTTCACCGTTCTTGTTGTAGCGGTGTGAAAACACCGTCTTCCAAGGCACCTTGTTCTCCAACCTGGGTAACAGGCGAATAACCGACTTCTTATCCGGAATCCTCCAGAAACGGCTGTCGCTCATTTCCCCGCCTGCTGACTTCTTGTTCAGCTCCTCTTGAATCGCTTCTTTACTTACAAATGAGTTAATGTCCATAATTTTTCCTCCTTATTATTGACTTTTTCCTTATGCTTTTTTAAATTAATTTTTTTGTTTTTGATAATTCTTCTATTTCTTTTATTGCCTTTTTAAATTGCCCTATGTTTTTTTCATTGATAGTGATACTATCACTCATATTTAAATATGTTTCTTTTTTAAAAACATACTTAATTGCGGCTTTTAATCTTCCAAAAAATGTTTCGTGATAACCACTTGTGAAATAAACAGAAACTTCTCCATATTCTTCATAAAAATCAGGGTCGATTTCAAAAACTAACAAATGGTCGTAACTACCGCACGTACACTCAATATAACGTCTTCCTTCTACGATATCACTTTTCAAATTATTTCTCCTTATAAAATTATCATCCTTCTACTCTCTTATTATACCACACTCTGTTATAAATTTAACCACTATTTAAAAATAATTTTTAATCTTCCAAAACTGGGATTTCTACAATATTAAACTTCAATATACTCAACCTGGAAAGCTCGTATATTGCAACGAGTTTGTTATTTTCTTCCGCATCGATGCAGTCTTCT